TAAAGAGGCATTTTTATCTCACATCCTTACCGCTATCTTCGTTCTGCTTGCCAATCCTGGCGATCTGCACTTGAGTCGATACTTGCTCTGAAGCTTTGTGCATTTCAGTTTCCTGGTTCATCTTCATCTTCATGACTTCTGTATCGCATTGAAGCTTCATCTTGATCTTCTCAGTCTCTCTTTGTGACTGCATCTTCGCCAATTCAGCTTCTCTATTCGCCTGAATCGTAAGTAGTTGCATCTCACGATCTAGCTGAAGTTTCTGCATCTCGATGTTCATCTTGTCTTGCGCCGACTGCACTTCTCTTTCATGCTTGGCTGTCTCTACTTGTTGCGCCATTTGGAGTTTGGCTTGCTCAAGCTGCATATCGTTTTGCAATTTCTGTTGCTCAAGCTGCATCTGGCCTTGCAATTTCTGTTGTTCAAATTGCATGGTTGCTTGCGCTTCGGCCGCTTTGCCGTCATCTTTGGGAGGAGGTGCTTTCATGGCCTTGAATTGATCTTCGACCTCAGACCCGAAGCGGAACCTTCTCAGCACAGCCAGCAGGATTGACTGCGCCGCCTCAAAGGTCATCGCGCCCTTCTCAACCATCGGGGTCAGGCCGGCCATCATCTGGCCCATTGCGTTCATGAAATCACCGATGTTCTTCTGATCTTCGGTAGCCTCAACGTCAATCGTGGTATTGGTTTCAATATCCACCCGGAAAGAACGCTGCATGTCATCACGGAGCAGACCGAGCACATCTTTCCACATAGGGGACTGAAGGGCTTGCATCGCTTGCTGGTCTGGTTGCTGACCTTGCATTTGAGCCGCCTGGACGATCATTTGCGCTTGTGCAGCTTGTTCTTCTGTGGTGAATGGAAGTCCGGTAGCTTGCGCCCAGGTTCTCTCAGAGAACTTGGTAGCGGCAATTTCAACCATGATTCTAAGAACGTCTCTGGTGTAGCGCTGCACTTCCTTCTGCAATCGCTTCAATCGCATCGTTCCCCATGATTCCTTGATCTTTTGAGCACCAAGGGTTTCAGAGGCAACCGATTGACCACGAATAATGTCAGAGACTCCAGTAATTTCGTAGATGACTCGCTTACAAGCTTCACGAGCTTGCACTAGATTGGTCGCCACGACGATCAACTTCTCTATCGGCATGAACCAGATGGCTTTCTCTAACCCACCTTCTGCCGCCAAAGAAGAACTCTTGTCTGTAGGGACTAAACCGTTGTCGTCCTCTTTCAGTACCTTCTCGATTTCCTCGCCAAGCGATCCGTCATAGACGCCTCTTACTTTGATGGCCTCGATAACCCGATTCAATCTGCGCGTAATCCGGTTGAGTTCCTTTGCCTGGTTCTCGTACAGCTTGTACATTGCGACAGGAAGGAGGTCGTTCGACTTCTCAATGAACTGTAGCGGTCGCGGGCAGTTGAAGAAACCAGTCAAACCAAGGGGGTCGTCATCGACCTTGAGATACCCATCAGCGTACTGAGGGCTGACGTAGCGAATGACCTTACCGCCAGTCTTGTCCCAAATCTGATAGACGAGAGCCGTTTTACGCCCGCCTTGGGCATCTTCGGCGTCATCTCGACCGCCAGTACCGCTTTCGTCCTCTTCGTCGTCCTCTTCTTCACCCTTGGTATAGGTAATCTTGGATGCGGCTTCCTTGCCGAACATCTTTTCGGCTTCTTCCTCGTCCATGTATTCTTCGTAAGCCAACCAAGGAACTTTCGACCACTTGCGTGCATAGCCGAAATACACCTTGTTCCAACTACGGGAATCCGTACAGACCTGTTCCCACTGGACTACAGGAACTCCCTCTTCTTCACCCTCTTCAGGAGGGGTGGGGTAAGTAATCTCAGCATCGTACTTGATCGATGTTAAGCCGCGCCCAGGCAATAAAGCATCTAGTGTCGCAAAGCGCATGGACTGGTCGAATGTCTCGTATCCTTCCACATTGGTATCGCAGAGGAACTCCAGCATCCTCTGAGCAGCCTTAGAAGCTGCATTCCCTAGCGGATCTTCATCCTTGAACCTGCGAACTACCACCGGACGGGGAGTTTGCGAGAAAAGAGCAGGCAGAAGGGTTTCTACGTTGCTGAACAGGATATTGAACGGGATCTCGTTGTTCTTCTTCCCGCAATAGATGTCGTTGATCTCTTCGCCGTCTTTCCTCCACGTCTTTTCACGCTTCTTGGCACCGGCGATCTCTCCGAGCCAATAACGAACTTCGGAGCCTTGCTTTGTAGAATCATCCATCTTCTATCCTTAGTGAAAGCGGTCTGCGCGATCCCGTTTCAGCTTAGAGAAGTGTCGTTGCTTCAACGCTCCCCACGTCTGAGCCACGGTATTGCCTGTGAGTAAGCGCTCACTCAATTGCTGTGTAACGGCCACATTCTTACCTTTTTTCCAACTCAATGCAAGCCCTCTAAAAGCGTCTGCTGCATGAGAATGATTATCATGTACCGGAGTGGGAGAGAACATCTTTTTTTCTTCGTCCCACGATCTGCGGTAGGAAAGTAAGTGATCTACCCCTATTTCGCACTTCTTGATGTCAAACCAGCAGCGTCCAAAGGTGGCCCTTGCCGCCTGAATGCCTTCTTCCACATCCAGCTTCTTCACAATCTGGCATGCCCCGATCTCGGCATTGATTAACTGCTGCAAGATCGACTTTCCTCCGGCCGCTAACGTCCGGGGCCTTGCGTCATGGGGTAAATAGTGGATTCCGTAGCTGTATTTGAGTGTTTTAGCCTTGGTTCTCAGCATGTCGGCGTAAAACTCAATGCTTTTCAGGTTTGCTTCAAAGAAATCAATAACTCTGATCTCATCACGTATTACCTGGAAGAACCAAACCGCCGTCGCGTCATCAAATCCCAAATCCCATGCAGTGAATACCGGGAATTCCGGTTCATGGGGGACTTCTCCAATCCTTCCTTCAGCTTTGGCCGTCTCCATCTGCTCGCCCCAGATAGACCCAGGCAACGCAGCATCGAATGAAGCAAAGTACTCCTGTTGCCACAGCGACCGGCCATACGCCTCACCGTGTTCAGCCACCATCCCGTCCAATTCTGATTGCAATTGCTCAGGAGAGAAGATATTCGCCTGTTCAGCAGTCAAAGTCTGTGTGAACCATCCTTCAGTCTTTTCGGCATACATGAAAAGGTCACGAAAGTGATTCCTGCCGCGAGGCGTTGAATTAAAAGCCGCCCATCCGTTGTTTTCAAGAAGAATAGGGCGAAGAAATCCCCAACTGCTCGGATTACTCAAGGCGTATTCACTAAAAACCAGTCCTACAGGCGTAGAACCCACCAAAGAATCGAAATTATCCGATCCAACCAACTGAAAAGAACTACCGTTCTTGAACTGGATCGACATTTCCTGCTGATTCGTCCCTGACCTTAATTCCAAAGGGAACGCTTCATCAATCCTAAGCTTCCCCGTATGCGGATTCACCGCTTGCCAAAGAGCCTTCCTGCATTGAGCATAGGCCGGCATCAAATACCAATAGTTTCCCACCCTCTCATGCGCAGAACACGCCATGTGATGCAGCATTACCGCGTCCTTGCCACTCCTTCGACACCAATTCACTACCGCCCTTAACCCCCCACTACGTAAATAACGCCACAAAGGGTCTTGATACTCCCTAGGAACCCAATTGTTCGGTAAGCGAATTGCCACTAACTAACCCTCATCACTTTCCCATTATCTGACACTACCGGCAAAGGGGTATCCTTTCCATAACTCTCAATGATTACAGTTATACCCCCCCCTCCCTCCTTCACCTCTTCAAATGCACTAACCGGAAGCATTCTGTCCATACACATCTTCAACGCTACCATTTGCCCAGAATGAGAGTCATCCCCGGCAACCGCCAGTACCTTCTCTAAAATCTTCTTCCCGTTATCCGCAGTCATTAACTGCTTCTTCAACTCTTTTACTTTTACCCGCTCAAGCGCCTTTTCCCTAGCCCTCTCCCCACCAGCAAATACCCCCCCCTCCTTCCATCCCTCAGCATCTTCAACCACCGCAGCACTAACTTCCTTCTCTCTAGCTCGATCAGCCGACCGCATCTCCGCCCACGCAGCTTTATTAGCTTCGCGCCTATTGTCCTTCAATTCCTTGCGTGCCTTAGCGTCCATACCGCATCCTAGCATAAGTTAGTGCTTACTTCAGTGTAATGGGCAGAGTCATGGACATGAGGGGAGAGTCACAGTAGAGGCTCCAATGCCGCCCCCGGCCTGCCGCTTGATACCCCCCCCTCCTTGCGTGGCATAACTTATGGTGGTAGTAAGCACTCACTTACATGGCGTGATGGCCTATGCCTATCACGCTGACCATGCGGCGAGGATCAAGCGGTAACGTTACCGGTTGATTTTTGGCTGGCCTTGCGCGCTCGATAGGCGCGCATGTACGCCGCGCGATCTCGCTTGCAGTTCTGACCTGCGGCGCTGGGCGGAACGGCATCCGCGCCTATCTTGCGCAGCTTGTCGATGATGTCATGCAGTCGGGAGCAATTCGGGCATGGCGACGTAACCACTGGCGTAACCACTGGCGTAACCACTGGCGTAACCAGCACGACATCAATGTCAGCATGCGTATGGTTACGCGTAACCACATCAGCAACATGTTCGCCGCTATCCACCGCGTTAGCT